ATTTGAGTTTCATCATCTTCACCGATTACTAAATCTGATTTGTATATAGATTCAATGGTTGTTTGAGCTGCTGTAATTGCAATATCATTTGCGTTTGCAGTAATTCCGTCTCCACCCACTACATTTATGGTTCTGTTAGCAGCTATTGTTCCACCACCCGTTAGTCCGTCCCCTGCGGTAATTGATACTGATGAGTGGTCAACATGCTCATTTGCTACAAAGTTTGCTAATGAGTCGTGGTCAATAGTTCCTTGAGTGGCTGTCAGAATTGTTCCGTGAACACTTGTCGCCTTGATATGTGGTGCGTCAACATTTAAGAATGAAGCACTTGCAAACCCTAATATATCACCTGCTGCACTACCACTAATATTTCCACTACCTGTAATGTGATTAAATTTTACATTTGCTGTTGTCGCAACATCTTGTCCAATCGCAACATCATTAGCATTTACAGTAACACCTGTTCCTTCTCCAACCGCAAGTGTTCTTGTGGATGCGATAGTACCACCACCAGTTAAACCATCTCCTGCTGTGATTGAGACACTTGTGTGATTAATGTGTTCATTTGCCACAAAGTTTGTTGTTGAGTCGTGGTCAACCATTGCGGATGCTGATATAACACCTGCTCCCAATCCTACGATTGCTGCTGCAGATAAAGAACCACTAACATCATCAGCTATCTGTGCCGAACCAGATAATATACCTGCTCCCTCTTTAACGATTGCTGTTGTTAAACTACTATTGGAACTTGAACCAGATATGATTCCTGCTCCTAATCCTACAACTGCTGCTGTTGAGAAAGAACCACTAATGTCACCTGCTAATTGTGCTGAACTCGATATTACACTATCACCTGTTGTTCTTAGAACCGTAGCGTCCACCGCAAAACTTCTGTTTGAAGCTATCGTTCCACCACCTGACAATCCGTCTCCTGCTGTCAATGTTACACTTGTGTGGTCAACGTGTTCGTTAGCAACGAAGTTTGCTAAACTATCGTGGTCTATTGTTCCTTGTGTTGCTGTTCCAACTAATCCTAATAAGTTTGTTGCTTGAACTGATGATGCTGAAATAACACCAGCGTCTAATTGTTGGAAAGAACCTGATTTAAATCCTAAAATATTTCCTGCACTACCACTAATATTACCACTTGCACTAATATGTTGGATACTAAATATATCATTTCCACCCATATCTAAATCTTGTGTGGCTGTATGATTACCCATATCGTCACCACCTGCTACCGCACTTGCGATAGACGCTGATACATCTGTAATATTAGGTAGTGTAAATTTACCTGTAACTCCTAAATTGTCCGAAACTTTTACATTTAAGAAAGAACCACTTGCACTTGAACTTACACTACCATTTTCGTCAATGTTAAATGTTGAACCACTTACAAACATTGAACCTGTAAATTGGTGTGTATCGTCTTGTGTGTCTCCAAATATACTTGAACCACTAATTGCAGATGAAGTCATATGTGTTACTGATGAACTTACTATATAATTTTCTGCTATAATATCACCTTGTGCAGTAATATTTCCTGTTGTGGTTATGGATGCGAATTCTACATCTTGGTCAGTTCCTACATCTTGTCCGATTGCTACATCATTTGCATTTACCGTAACACCTGTTCCTTGTCCTACTGCTAATGTTCTTGTTGATGAAATATCTCCACCACCTGTTAGACCTGCTCCAGCTGTTATGTCAACACTTGTATGATTAATATGTTCGTTTGCTACAAATCCACTTAGTGAATCGTGGTCTATTGTACCTTGTGTAGCTGTTAAAATTGTTCCGTGAACATTTGTTGCTTTGATGTGTGGAGCGTCAATGTTTGAAAAAGAAGCACTTGCGAATCCTAATATGTTTCCTGCACTACCACTAATGTTACCACTTGCAGTAATGTGAGTATTGGCTGAACTTCCTAATTGAATAGTGTCGTCACCAGCGTTAATATAGAGTGCTTTACTATCATTAGCAGTTTCAATTCTAAAATCTATATCAACACCTTCTTCATTAAAAGTTATTTCACTTACCGTATCTTCAGTAAAGTCAACCATATTCTTATTACCGACTGTAATGTTTATATCATCATCAGTAAATAAAATTCTTGTATCAGAGTCTCCAGCGTGAGCAAGTCTACCACTTATATTCAAATCACCATCTGATTCAATTAAACCAAATGAACCCGTAGATGTTGATGAACCACTAATTTTACCTGTAAATTCAAATCCAGATGTAAAAGAACCACTAATATCGGATGCAATTTGAGCTGAACTCGATATAGTTCCGTCAATTGAACCCGATACGATACCTGCTCCTAATGCAACAATCGATGCTGCTGACAAAGAACCACTAATATCGGATGCAATTTGAGCTGAACCTGATAGGATACCTGCTCCTTCACCGACTATCGCTGTGGTTAAACTACTATTGGAACTTGAACCAGATATTATACCTGCTCCTAATCCCAAAACTGCTGCTGTGGATAATGAACCACTAATATCATCTGCTAATTGTGCCGAACTTGATATTAGAGTATTTCCTAATTCTGACTCTGCTGTTGTAATTCTTGTTGAGAAACTTGCACTTGGTGCTACGAAAGACCCACTAATATCGGTAGATATTTGTGCTGAACTTGATACTAAAGTATTTGCTAATTCTGTTTCTGCAGTTGTTACTCTTGTTGAAAAACTTGCACTTGCTGGTGTAAATGAACCACTAATGTCTGTTGATATTTGTGCTGAACTTGATAATGCACCAATAAAAATTCCATTAAATTCATTTGCTGTTACATCACCACTTGCACTTATGTTTCCACTTGCGGTAATGTGTGCTCCACCTTGAGCGTCTGAACCACTTACCCATAGATTTCCTGCAATATGTAATGATGCTAATGGTGTGAAATTATTATTTTCACCTATAAAAACTTTTGTTCCATTACCAAATACTGCTCTATTGCCAGTATCTTCATCGAATAAAAACATTTGACGATTATTAACAACTATTCTAAATGTGTCTGAAGCGTGTGATTCTATGTAAGTATTCTTATCTGCTTCAAAATATATTCTTTGGTCTTCGGTTAATACAATATCACCACCATTACCAATTTCTAATTCTCCAAATGAACCTGTTGCGCTTGAACTGATATCTCCACTTGCAGTTATATTACCTGATATACTTCCAGAACCTACAAGAATACCACCTGCTGTTGTTTCTATTTTTTTCTGACCATTGTAGTATGCTTCAAAACTACCACCTGCTGTTCCTTTGAACAATCGGCCGGCGGAACTACCATCTACAAAATCTAATGTATTACCTGCAAACTCTAAAGAAGAGCCAATAGCTTTAACTCTTGTGTTTACATTTAGAATATTACCTGTTATGTTAGCACTTGAACTTATATCTCCACTTGCGGTAATGTGTCCACTTGCAGTTACATTGATATTAGATACATCTATACCAGCGCTGGTGGTTTCTAATTTTTTATTACCTGCGTGATATAATCCAACATTGAATGCTTCAGAATCAGTTTTTAGAACAAGGTC